CTCCTCCAGAATTCACTAGTACAACAAATACTTATTTGTCTACTAATCAAGAATCGATGCTACTTCATGGTGTTTTAGCAGAAGCTTTTAGATTTTTAAAAGGACCCGACAATCTATACAATCTCTATAATTCAAAGTATAATGAAGAAACACAAAATTTTGCCCTACAACAAATGGGTAGAAGAAGACGAGGAGAATATCAAGACGGGGTTCCAAGAATTCAAGTTGATTCTCCAAGTCCTTAAATTTAAAGGAGAAAAACATGGCAATAACAACAAACGCAATTTGTGATTCTTTTAAAAAAGAATTACTACAAGGTAAACACGACTTTGATACATCGTCTGACACATATAAGTTAGCGATGTACACAAGTTCTGCAACTTTAGGAAAGTCAACAACTAATTACTCAACGTCTAATGAAGTGTCATCATCAGGCTATTCAGCTGGTGGTGGAACTCTTGTTAACCAAGGTGTAAAAGTTTCATCTTCAGTAGCAATAACTGATTTTGCAGATCTTTCTTTCGTAGGTGTAACACTTACAGCTAGAGGTGCATTAATTTACAATACAACAACTGACGGTGGTTCTAACACTACTGATGCCGTTGCTGTATTAGATTTCGGTGGAGATAAAACTGCAACTTCTGGAACATTCACAATTCAGTTTCCTGCATTTACAACTTCTGCTGCGATCTTAAGATTAGCTTAAGGATTATAATGAATGTCAAATGCATGGGGTGCACTTAGTTGGGGACAAGGAAGTTGGGCGGCACAAGGAGATGTTGGCCTTACTCTCACTGGATTAAGTGCATCCTATAGCATTGGCAATGTTTCTGCCACAGGTATAATAGAAGTTGGTTGGGGTGGAGACACTTGGGGCGAAAATGAATGGGGAGATCTTTCAGGATCACAACCTACAATTACAGGACAACAATTAACTTCTTCAATTGGCACACTACAATCAGTTAGTGGAAATGCTATTGTAGAACCTTCAGGAACAAGTTTAACATCATCATTAGGAGAGGAATTAGCAGGAATATCTGTTACGGTTCAGGTTACTGGTAGTTTAGAGTCTATGGCAGTTGGTAGTACAACTGTTGGAATAGGTGTCCCTGTAACTGGAAATGTTGCTACTTCAAGCATTGGTTCAGTAAGCATTGATGAATCACAACTGACTGGAATTGGTTGGGGTAGAAAAACTTGGGGTAACTTAGCTTGGGGTGGTGCTTATTCAGTAATTGCCACTGGGCAACAATTAACATCCACAATAAATTTCCCTGCAGCAAACGCATTTACAGATATTGATGTAGCAGTTACAAGTGCAGGACAAATATCTACAACTTTTGGAAGTTTTTCATTAAAAATTGATCAAGATATAACTGTATTTGCAGCTGAAGATCAACTTGATTTTACAATAGGTTCTTCAGATTTAGAGGGAGATGCATTAGTAGAAGTCACAAGTGCAGGGTCATTAACTGGATCAATCGGAACTACAGTTGCTGGATTAAAAACTCCTGTGGATGTTACAGGTATTCAAGCTTCATTTACGCTAGGGACATTCAATTTAGTACAAACGACTGTTGAGCAACCTAGTGGAAATCAAGCAACTTTATCGTTAGGCCAACATGCTGAAATTCCAGGTCAAATAATAGGTGTAGGTGGTTTACAAAGTACAAGCTCAATGGGATCGGTAACTGTTACAGGTACTGCTGTTTTAGACATAACTGGTATAGATTTAACTGCATCAATAGGAAATCCATTAGTAACTTCATGGCAAGAGATTGACCCTGGAGTAACTAATAATTGGACAGAGGTTGATTTAGCAGCATAGGAAAGGTATAATTAACAACATTAAGGAGAATTTATTATGGCATCAAGTTATTCAAGTGATCTTAAACTAGAATTGATGGTAACCGGAGAAAATGCCGGTACATGGGGAGATAAAACTAATACTAATTTAAATCTTGTTCAACAAGCAGTGGCAGGTTATGAGGCTATAGATGTTGCATCAGCAGATGTAACTTTAGCTATGACTAACGCACAAATATCAAACGCAAGAAACGCAACTTTAAAATTAACTGGCACATTAGCTGCTAATAGAACTGTAAATTTACCAGACAGTATTGAAAAAGTTTTTAATGTTGTAGATGGAACAGATCATGCTGGATACACCTTAACCTTCAAAACGTCTAGTGGTACAGGTGTTCTTTTATGTGAGGGTAACTGTTACGTTTTATATTCAGATGGAACAAATGTTGAAAAAGCAGTTGAATATAGAAAGTGGAGAACAGTTTCAGCAAATGAAACAATTCAAGCGGGAGCTAAACTTTTTGTAGACACAAGTGGTGGAGCTGTAACAATAACTTTACCTGCGTCTCCAGCAGTTGGAGATGAAGTGCATTTCATAGATTCAAGATTTACTTTTGACAGTAATGCTTTAACCGTTGGAAGAAATAGTTCAAAAATAGCAAACGCCTCATCAGATCTAGTAGTTAACACTGAGGGTGCTGGTTTTGGTTTAGTTTATTCTGGATCAAATGTTGGTTGGACTTATATGGAGAAATAATATATGGCTACGAATTCTGCTTGGAGTGTAATATTTGAAGATAAAAATATAGTCAAACAACAAGGCGATGGTGCTGGAATTGGCTATATAATAAATGATGATGATTTTTGGAATCAATCAAAATTTTCAAATATTTGGGCAATCCAATATGGAACTACAGACCCTAATGATGAAGTAGAGTATAGAGATACTACTCCTCATTCTTCTTGGACTGATGCTAATTTAGGTAACATCCAAGACTTTATTGATAGATGGGATGCTGCTCATTTAGCTGAGCTTCAATCAGAATGGGATGAAAATAATGTTGAAGGAGAAACATCGGAGGAAAAAGTAGAAAGACTAGGGTCAAGACCAACTACATATAGTTCTTAGTTTTTTGAAATAAAATAAATGTCAAATTACGAAGCAACTAGATATAATTTTGATGCAGCAAACCTCACAGGAATTGAAGGTTTACCAACTGCAACAGTAGTGCCTTGGTCAGATAGTTCTGTCCCTTCTGGGTTTTTAGAATGTAACGGTCAAGCAGTATCAAGATCGACATACGCTGTTTTGTTTGGAGTGATTGCAACTACTTATGGATCAGGAAATGGTTCAACAACTTTTAACGTTCCTGATTTCAAAGATAGAACTAATGCAGGTAGATCTAACTCAAAGGCTTTAGCTTCTACTGGAGGAGCTAACACGGTTCAAACTACAGGAAATGTAGCAGGAAGCACAGGAGCACATACACTGACTACTCCTGAAATGGCCTCTCATTCACATCCCAAAGGACCAACTGGTAAGGCTAGTCTTGTGGGTGGAAATTTTTCAACTGGTGGTTCACAACCTCATGGTTATGCAGGGCCAGGAAATACTGGGTCTACGGGAAGTGGTAGTTCACATGACCACAACATGAGTGCAACTTTTACTGGGGATAGTACTTCGGTGGTACAACCTTATTTAACTTTAATGTATATAATAAAAACTTAATATGTCAAATTACGAAGCTACAAGATACGATTACGATGGATCAAACATAACGGGTATAGAAGGAGTTCCGACTGCCACAATTATACCTTGGTCTGATTCATCTTTACCTTCAGGATTTTTAGAGTGTAATGGACAAGCTGTGTCTAGAACAACCTACGCAGCTCTATTTGCCATAGTTGCTACAACTTATGGTTCAGGTAATGGTTCAACAACTTTTAACGTTCCTGATTTCAAAGATAACATTCCTCTTGGTAGATCAAATTCAAAAGCACTTGCATCCACAGGAGGTGCAAACACCGTTGCCTCTACTGGAAATATTGCGGGTAGCACAGCTAACCATACATTAACTACACCAGAATTAGCAAGTCACTCTCACACTTTAGCATCTAAAGATGGTCCAGGTGCAGCTTCAAACGTTGAAATGCCTTTTAATAATAAACAGGCTAATAATGGGGGCACAACTGGATCCACAGGAGGTGGTGGAGGCCACTCACATAATATGAGTGCAAATTTTTCTGGAGATGCTACTTCTGTTCTTCAACCGTATTTAACAACAATTTATATTATTAAAACTTAGGATTACTATGTCAAATTATGAAGCTACAAGATATGATTTTAACGGGGCAGCCCTAACAGGTATCGAGGGCATTGCAACTGGGACTATTGTTCCTTGGTCTGATACATCGCTACCTACAGGATTTTTAGAATGCAACGGACAAGCAGTTTCAAGATCAACTTACGCAGCCTTGTTTGCAGTTATTTCAACAACCTATGGTTCAGGTAATGGATCAACAACTTTTAATTTACCTGATATTAAAGATAAAACAATTTTAAGCAGGTCTAATTCAAAAGCTATCGCTAGTACTGGAGGTGCAAACACTGTTCAATCCACAGGTAATGTTGGAGGCTCAACTGCAAATCACACTCTTACAACTTCGCAGCTACCATCTCATACACACACCGATATTGCGAGATCATCTAATGCAGTTGGATCTACAGGATCAGGTGCTAACCTTTTTACATACTCTCCTGGAAATTCTTCATCAAACACGGGAGGTGGAGGTGGCCACGCACATAACATGAGTGCTAACTTTACTGGAGATTCCACATCAATTGTGCAACCGTACTTAGCAGTAGTTTACGTTATTAAAACTTAATTTCTTAACTCTCTACAGGATTAACGTGCATCCAAGATGTTAAAATATATTTTTCTCCTTTTAATGGAGGATTACCTCTATGTATATATGGAAAACTTGAAGGCCAAATTACAATTCTATTTTTTTTAGGTTGTACTCTACAACTTTGATGTAAAAATTCTGTTTCTCCACCTTCATTAACATCATTGAGATAAATTGTATAAGCTAACACTCTATCATGATTATCTTTTTGAATACCATTTTCTATATGCCATACATGGTATCCTTCGGTAGGTAATGTTTTTTGAATTTTTAAAGTTGTATAACATAAATGAGGCATATAAAAATTATTAATTCCTGTAGTGGTAACATAGTGTTGTAAAGCCACATCAAAATTATTAATTAGAGGTTTTATTTTTTTCCACCAAATGTCTATACTATATGCATTCATAAAAAATTGAGTATCTTTCTTTGCATGTAATGATGCACCTTCATTTTCTTGTCTATTAAGAAGCCTGTTAAATTTTTTTTGTGCTTCATACAATTTTATAGTGCTATCGCAATAAGCATCTGGAATATAGTTATCATATATACCAATAAAATTATCTATCTTAGCAGATCTTATTGGTTGTTTAATTTTTAATTTTTTTTTTGGCATTTCTAAGTTTCCTCATATTTATTGTATCTTCACTTGTTTCAGTTTGATGATATTCTTTTCTATAAGAATCATTTGCATGATGAGTAAAAAATCCGTTTTGATCTACATAATGCATAAATAATTGTGCAAAAGCTTCTCCTTGATATTCGCCTTTTCTTGCGTGTACGTCCTCAATACCTAAATATATTACACCATCTCCACTATCAATTTCAACCTCATTATTATCTATTAACATTGGCCAATTTTTATCTTTATATAAATTTATTGTCAAACTAATTTCACAAGAAGGTCTATCTCTATGAGGTGTCAGTTTAGAACCGAAAGGATACCATCTCCAATAAGCATATGTAGGAAATAATTTTAAACCAACTAATTTTTCTACTTTTTTAGTTTTAGTTCTAAGTATAGAATTCATCAAAGCATCTTCTGAAAAATCTAAAGTGTAGGGAGCAACTCCATAATCAAATATTACAAAATCTTGTCCAAACTCTAACCTATAAAGTGCATAATTTTTTAATACATTTAATTCATCATTATTTAAAAATGATTTTACTAGCTTAAATCTAAAATCTTTTCTTATGTTAGCCATGCTACTATACTGTACCTTGTGCCTTTAGTAATTGGTTCAATTTTGTGAGGATAGAGAAAATTTGAAGGAAATATAACAACACTGCCTTCTTTTAACTCTATTCTTTTTGTTTCATTATTTTTATTGTCAAAAAATACTAAATCCCCACCATTATAATTTTCATTTAAATTCATAATTAAACTTATATGGCGTAAACCACCTCTCATACTATCTGTGTGAACGTCATATTTGCCACCAGGATTATACTTCAATAGTTGTATTTCACTTAACTTATCAACTCTTGAATGTGGAAACTTTAATGTGTAATGATTTATAAAACTTTTTATTTGTGCATGAATTATTTGAAAATAAATTTGATCTCTTAAACTTCTTCTATCTAAAATATGCCCAATGCCTTTTCTATACTCAGTGTCTCCACCTTTAGTTTTTATCTTCTCTGTGCATAATTTATCTGAAACTTTAATAATTTGTTGGCAAAATTTAGATTTTAACATTCCATGAAGACAAACAATACCTTCATCTATATTCATCATAATCCTATTAATTTGGCTTTTTCTTTTTGACTTTCATCAAGTGTTTTATCATTTTTTTCTAATTTTTTTAAAGTTGCTGCACTAGGATTCCATTCTTCTTTGTTAACTATATCTACACCTCTTTGTGGCTTTACTTGAAATATTGCCATAAATTTTCCGTCATATGGTTTTAATTTTTCTTTCCACCAAGATGGTTCTTTAACTGTGTAGTGAGCGTTTTTTCCGTTTAGTAAAACTTGAGTTGCATCATAACAAGTTATAGTTAAAAAAACATTATCTGAAAAACTAAATATATCTGATAACACTTCATCTATTTTATCCTCTTGAATGTGTTCTAAAACATCAGTGCAAATCACTAACTCAAATTTACCCTCTGGACGTTTGCTATGTGGTATGTAAGCTGGATCATATTTAGCAACTGATATGTTCATTGGAGCACCAGGTGTTTTTGGATTGTTAAAAAGTAACTTATGAAATAAAGCTTTACCACAACCATAATCTAAAATATTTGTAATTTTATTTCTTTTTATAATATCCCATATTTGATATTTATATTCTGCTAAAGATTCTCCAGTCCAAAATTTTTCATTGTGGATATGATAAAGTTTTGCTTCTTCTAAAGATTCATAACTCATAAAAAAGTATGTTCTGGCTTATGTATATTTTTAATATTTTTTAATTCAATGTAGTGTTTATAACAGATTTCAGAGAAATAAGTCAAATACATTATGTCTTTTGGGTGGGTTACTCTATAAGCATCAATACCATCGTAGCCCATTTCTTGAGCTACTCTAAATCTAAAATGGCCACAGTGTAT